AATCCCGCCCGAACCGGGAGCAGTCCTTCACGATGATGCAGTCCACCTTCCCCTGATTCGCCAGGCTGATCATATCCGTGAACTGCGGCCTGGTATCAAAATACCTGCCCGAAAGCCGTCATCACAGCGCTCAATGACTCTGCATCCCGCAAACTCCGGCTGCCTGTCTATAAAATCCATAATCAGCCTGCGCTGTGAAGTAATGCTCCCGCTCTCCACCTTCCTCCCAAAAACATCCCTGTCCTCATTGGAAAGCCTCATATAAGCACATATGGTATACCCCACCGACAACGCCGCTGTCTTCTCCCTCATGCCGCACCATCTCCTCCCTTTTCCACCAGCTCCGCCAGTTCCCCTGCAAAAGTGTACTCCACCTCAAACCGGTCACTGCCATAGCAGACAATCTTCCTTATGAATGTCTGCGCCATCTCCTTTGTCAGCTCCTCCGCCCCCAGGTACTTCCCAAAGGCTGCCGCCATTTCCCCATTCCCGGCATAATCCAGAGCAAGCCCTTCCATCTCCTCTTTCAGCCTTGCCATCTCCCCGTCCAGCGCCTCCAGTTCAGAAACATACCCGGCCTTCATTTCCAGATACTCCTCCTCGGAAAAAACACCGTCAGCAAAATCCGTATACAAAGCCTGAATGAAACCGCCAATCTTCTCCCTGCGGGCTTTCTTCCCGGAAAGCTCTTTCTTCAATGCAGACCTCTTCTCTGCCGCCTCCGGCTTCTGGTTCAACATCCGCATCCGCTCCCTTGCATCCACATACACCGCCATATGCGCTTTCAGCAGCTCCATCACAATCCTTTCCATGGCCTCCGCCTTGACATTCTTCGGCGGGTCAGCCTCTCCATAAGTAGCTGCACGCCTGCATACATAAGTGCTGTAGTGTCCGTAACCGTTCACCAGCTTCACCGTCTTCCGGTACAGGTTCATCTTATTCCCGCAGTGCCCGCAATAGAGGAGCCCCTGCAGCTTATCCTCCCTCTTGTTCCGCTCCCCGCCAAGGTTCTGCCGCGCCGCCTCATAACCGGCCTTCGTCTCCTGCATCAGTTCCTGCACCCTGTCAAAAGTCTCATGGTCAATGATCGCCTCATGGTGCCCTTCCACATAGAAACGCTCCCCTTTATCCCTTGATACCGCTCTCGTGATGCCCCTGTAATATGCCCTGTAGGTCTTCGATATCTCCACATCCCCGGTATAGACCACATTCTCCAGGATGCGCCTCACCTGCTTCCCTTCCCACAGGTTCCTATATTTCTCCTTGTGTATCACGCCAATGCTCTGCCAGTACACGCTGGGGGCCATGATGCCGTCTGCGTTCAGCCCCCTTGCGATCTGCGCCAGGCTCTTCCCCGCCAGCCGCTCCTTAAAAATCCTGACCACTACATCCCTCACATTTTCATCCACCAGAAGGCTGTGGCTGTCCTCCAGGTCCTTCCTGTACCCATATGCCGCCGTTGTAGCCAGATAGACCCCCTTCTCAAACAGCCCGTCAAAAGTGGAGCATATCTTCTTTGAGATATCCTTCGCATACGCTTCATTGATCAGATTCTTCAGCGGCACCACCAGTCCGTCCTCCGCTGTGCCGGATGTAAGGCTGTCATAGCCATCCGTCACCGCAATGAACCGCACCCCGAAGAACGGGAAAATCTTTTCAATATAATCCCCTGCCTCCAGGTAATTCCTGCCAAGCCTCGATAAATCCTTGACCACGATGCAGTCGATCATCCCAGCCTTCATATCAGAAATCATCCGGTTGAACTCCGGGCGGTCAAACTTCGTGCCAGTCACATGCCGGTCAACATACATGCCCGCCAGCTCCAGAGACGGCTCCCTGTCCACATATCCCTCCAGCAGCTCCTTCTGGTTCTCCACCGTGTCGCTTTCTATCTTCCTTCCATCCTCCCTGGAAAGCCGGACATACACGGCAGTCCTGTAGACCTTCATGCCTGCTGCAGGAGCGGATGCCGCCACTGCCCTTGCAATTTCTTTCCTGCTCTTCCTTGCCATGTCAGACCGCCTCCTTCCTATACATCATCACAAAGCGCTCCATCTCCGCTGCTTCCTTCTCAAACCGGTAGGACACCTGCAGGGTATCCGAATCCATGACCTCGATCCGGTCAATGAGGAATGCCGCCAGCCTCCGGTCAAGCGTCTCCACGCCCTTGTAGCCTTTCAGGGCATCAACCCATTCCTGCCCGGCCGTCTGCCCCGTCTGGATGCTGTCCCTCTCCTTTTCCAGGGATGCAATGGCAGCCTGGATTCCATCTGCCTGCTTCTGGTACTGCTCCCGGAGCATGGCATACTCTTCTTTGGTGAGGATGCCATCCTTGAAATCCTCATACAGGTTCTTCCGCCTCCTGCCGCAGTCCTCCGCCTCTTCCCTCAGCTTCGCAATCCGGCTTTCAATCTTCCCCACGTCCGGTGCCATCCCTGATGCCCGGCTGACAATATCTGCCGCCTCCGACAGCATCAACACCTTCCCGATAAAAGTCTGTACCAGCGCCAGCACGCTCTCCTCCAGCTTCTTTGCGGAAAAACTATGGGATGAGCAGGAAGCCCTGTCATTCTTATGCCCGGAACAGACATAATACACATACCTCTTATCCCCGGAAGGGACCGTCTTGCGGACCATCGGCTCCCCACAGCCCCCACAGAACACCATCCCGGCCAGTGGGAAGACCTTCCCCTTTTTCGGGGACACCCTTGTATCCCTCGCAAGCAGCGACTGCACCAATTCAAACTCGCTCCTGCCCACAATCGCCTCATGGGCATCCCCCACACGTACCCACTCGCTCTCGTCCTTATACACACGCTTCTTGACCTTGTAATTCGGCGTGGTACATTTCCCCTGGACAACCGTGCCGACATACACCTCATTTTTCAAAATCCGCAGAACCGCATTGTAACTCCACTTCGGCTCCATGTCTTTCTGGAAGGAACTCTCCAGCCGGATACCGATGCTCTTCTTATACTGCAGCGGGGACAGTATGCCGTCCCGGTTCAGTCTGTCCGCAATCGCTTTCAAGCTGCACCCGGCCAGCTTCATGGCGAAGATATCCCGCACCACATCCGCCGCATATCCATCAACCACCAGATGGTTCTTATCCTCCGGGTCCTTCAGATACCCATAGGCGGCAAAAGCCCCGATATACTCCCCGTTCTTCCTCTTGACCTCCATATGGCTCCGTATCTTCACGGAAATATCCCGGCAGTACGCATCATTGATGAGGTTCTTGAACTGGATGACCATGTCATTCCCATACTGCCCGTCCAGGCTGTCGTAACCGTCATTGACAGCAATGAACCGCACCCCCAGCATGGGGAAAATCTTCTCAATGTACCTCCCGGACTCAATATAGTTCCTGCCGAACCGGGACAGGTCCTTTACGACCACGCAGTCAACAGAACCTTCCCGGATATCGCTCAACATCCTCTGGAATTCCGGCCTTTGAAAATCAACGCCGCTCCATCCGTCATCCGTATAAACGGAATAGACCTGGATCTCGGCGTGGGACCTCAGATAGTCCATGACCAGCTCTTTCTGGTTGGAGATGCTGTTGCTGAGAGCCCTGCTGCCCTCCGCAACGTCACCGTCCTCCCTGGACAGCCGCAGGTACACGGCTGCATGATATGTTTTAGAATTCAACGTTTCCATCTGCAATCCTCCTGTCCTGTTCTTCCTTATCCGGTGCCCAATCCGGATAATCCAGAAACCAGAGGCCGCACAGGCAATAGTCCTTTAGGATTCCACCTTACCACGGTTCCCGGGATTTTTCCATGACATGGCGCGATGTCCTGAGGACTTCTTACAATGTCCGAGAACTCAAAGGGTTCTTGCGAACTGCTCAAACCGCTCCCTCAGCGATACCCCGTCACCGCTGTACACGTTCTTGACCACAACATTCCCAACACGGAAGCAGTACGGATTTTTCACCTGCCGGACAAACTCCTTAAGCCGCTCCTCCTTCGGCAGGCCCTCATCAATATGGACCCGCGTCACATCCACCAGCGAATCCCGGTCAACCGTCCTCACATCTACTAACCTCATTTCTTCAAGCGTCATTGGCCGCCACCTCCTATGCCACAGTCCGCAGAAAACAGCAGTTTTAAAACCTGGAATGGAAAAACAAAAAAAGCCTGCGGGCAGTATCCCGCAGGTTCCCTTCCATCCGCTCCATTCCTTCCCCATCACAGCCTCTCTGCCTCCGCAAGGAGCGCGGGATATTCTGCCGGATCAATCTCCGACAGCCGCCCCGCCCCACGCCCTTTGATGAGCGCTTTTACTTCCGCCGTATGTCCGGCGTTGGCCTTCTCTGCCAGCACCGCACGGACTTCCGACATCCTCTGCAATTTCCCTCCCTGCTCTGTGGCGGATGCGATCTCCGCCGCCATCCCTTCGGTGGCTTCCCCGAACACCCACACCTCGTCACAGAGGGCGAGCAGCTCCATCCCCATAGCGATTCCCAGCCGCCTCTCTTCCTCTATCCCCTCATTTAAGAACTGAGGGAACAGAAGGTGCGGCGCGATGGGCAGATACCCTTCCTCACATGCCATGCGGCAGTAGGAAGCCGCCTTTCTCGCATTCCCTTCCATGTCGCCGCGGAAG